AGCCCCCCCGTATACAGCAACATAATTATCAGAATCCCCGGTGTTAAATGTAATTCTTCCAGTTGCTTCTCCAGCAGTTAATGTTAAATCTCCACCGTCTGCAACTCCGAAAGTCCAATAACTCCCGGCATCATATCCTATTCTAACCTGCGGAGTCGTAGTAGACTGGACGTGGAGAGGATTGGAGGGATTGACACCAACGCCAAAGTACCCATTGGCCTTAAATCTACCGACAATTGCATTTGTTGTATAAAAAACAATATCAGCAGCCTCGTTTGTTTGAATTCTTAAATCCCCAGTACCGTGATGGATTATCTGTGATACTCCATTTTGCCCCCCATTGCGGAGTATTCTTAAACCATAATCAGTATAAGTTGCATCACCAACTAGATCAAGATAAGATATTCCGTCTCCTGACCTCCCTTGACCAATCCTAATCAATCTAGTTTCTGTTGCAGCAGGAATATTTATTATCCCTGAATTTTTCAACACTAATAATGTAGTATTATTCGTCCCGATAACAAGATCAGTGTTCTCGTAGTTCCAGATTCTGCCTTGCTCATCTGCGTCTATGCCGACTTCAAAGCCGTCTGTTACTGTTGTTCCTGTACTGGAATTTGTGAAATGAAATAAATTAGCAGTAGAATCACCTTTTGTTATTAATAATCCATTTGATTCTGCTGTTAAATTATAATTATTTGTAGCACCAAATTTTATATATTGGGATACATAAATATTTCCAGTAGTATCAATTAAACCTACTGTTCGATTTGTATAATCAAAAGTACCATCAACTATACCACCAGAAAAATTTACTTTTCCAACAATGATTTCATTAGTCGCTGTAGCTTCTCCTATCGCTCTCCATGTCCAATCTATATAATTTGTTGTAGTATCTGACCACGAAAAACTTAAACATAAAATAGGGGTTGCTTCTAATACAGTTTGATTTACTGCTGTTGTTATAGAAATAGAAACTGCTTTATCCGTATCAACATTAAACCATGCCGTTCCAACTGAAATAGCAACGGTAGAATTATTTATTTTAGAAAATGTATATCCATCATAAAAACCGGGATGAATAATTTTTCTAAGATATTTGTTAAATTCTTTAGATTGAGCCGGCTCTTTATATTGAAAACTTATTTCTTGATTACCTAAATTTATTATTGACATAATATTCCTTTTAAAAAAAATTTTATAATTATTAGTAATTTAAAAACTTAATAAATAAGAATTTAAAAAATATATTTAAAATTTTTACACTAAATTTATTTTAAATAAAACATTACTATATTGTTTACTATCCCATTTAACTTTCGGAAAAGTTGCATAATATAAACATCCACTATTAGCATTATGTAAAGATATTTCTGTAAATTCTGGAAAAGTATTTCTATTAGTTAATTCTTTTCTTACATAAATTTGATTAGAAATATTTGATTCTATATATTGAAGCATTCCTAATGTTCCAGATGATTCAGTTTTTAATGTTCCAACTAAAGATAATACTCCACTTATAGAAGAAGATATTATTGGATGAACTGAATTTCCAATTTGTATATGATTAAAAGGTATTAACCCACTAGAACTGGGAGTGATCATAATGGATTGCATATTTGTAGAAATAGTTTGATCATAATTATAATATGTTTTTGTTGTTACAACTCCACTTGTATTAGTTTCAATTTCAACTCGATGTTCAAAGTAAGGAACTTCAGTAACTCTTTTCATTTGGTTGATATCATTATAAAACACTTTATGTGTATTTTCTGATATAAATTCAGAAATATTTTCTATATATTTTGGTTTATAAGAAATAAGTAATACTCGTAATATATTATAATCAAGTTGTGTTTGATCAAGAGTTGTAATCCATGTTCCGGTAGAACTATCTAATGTATCAGGAATATCGGGATCAAGTGTAAAATCTTGAGTATGTAGTATTGTTGTATCTTCCCAATATTCATCTAAAGGAAGCCAAGCATCGTTTAATGGATACCATTTATTTTTTGATAATAATATTGGAAAAACTTCCCCAGTAAGATTAAAATTATAAAAAATATATTTATAGCCAACACGTGTAGTTTTTGCAGGAATACGAGGGCATATAGTAGAAATTTCTCTTCTAAGAAAATACATAGACGAAGTATACCCATCTAAACTTAATAAATTAAAACCGAACTTAATTGCTGTATCTTTAAGTTCATCTTCTGTCATTAAATTTACATCAAATTTTTCTTTTAGAGTATTTATATGATCTGTACGTAAATCATTTATAATATCTTGAAATACAGTTATTAATTCTCCCCAGCGTGTATTTCTCATTACAGCAGGAAGAAATTTATTAAATACAATTTTTGACATAGTTTTAAATATAATTTAAAGTTGTAAATATAAAGTCTTCATCAACATCTGTTATTTGATATTTTTTTGATAATCGTATACAATTTTGCATATTATTATTTCCATCTTTTGTTTGGTAAGATAAATATAATAAATAACCATCAGGATCTGCTGATCCAGGATTTGGAATATCTGGAACTAATCCACTACCTGATATAGTATATGTATATTGATTTGTTGCATAATTTATTGTACCCCCAGTTATTGTAAACGATGAGGGCATATAACTATATATAATTGTTCCAGAAGATGCAGCAATTTGTTTAACTGTACTCCATTCATCTTCTATTTTTTGTTTATACCAAATTTTTAAAGAATCTTCAACTAACCATACTTGTTCTGTTAGTTCTGTTGTTTCTATGTTTGTATAACTCGGAATAATAGTTTCATTTATTGCTTCTTTTGAAACATTCTTTTCCATATTGTATAAGGAGGTATTATGATAAACAATATCTTCAACAGAATTTATAACACTATTGTAAGCTGATTCATAAATATTTGTCATAAAATTTGTATTAAGTGTAGCATATTCTGCTACTATTGCATCTTTAATTTGTGTTGATACCACATCCGTAGTTAAATTATTAATTTTTGCATTTATATCAAAAAAAGCATATACTTTTTCTAATGCTTGCCATGTTATTGTTTCAGTAGGACTTTTTGCTTCTCTTAAATAATTTAATTCAGCATCTGTTTGTTGAGCTAAAGTTAAATCATCTCCAGTAGAAGAAATTGCAACTAAATAAACTGTATTAAGTTCTGAAGCTAAAGACGAACCTCCAATATCATTAATTGTCCATATATCACAATTATAAATATATGGTATATTTTTTAATATAGATATCCAATCTAATAAACTACCACATCTTTGACCAGATTGAAAAAGAGCGGGAGCATTATTTCTAACAGATTCTATATCTTCAAAATCCGATCCATCTGATATAGACTCTGTATTTGTTACATACAATAAATTTGTTACATCTGTTCCATAAATATTATATAAAGATGATTCTATTGCTGTAACAATATTTGTTGATTGAATATTCCCTTGATCTCCTAAAGTATCTGCGTATTTAATAAGAACATACTGTCCTGCAACTAGTTTAGGACTACTTACTCCATCTCCAAAAGTAATTTCTACTTTTGAAAAATCAGGTACATTTTTTATTGTACAATAATAATTATCTAAATCATCAATAAAATATAAATTATCTACTTTATTTATTTCATATAAAATTGTACCAATAGAATCTGCTATATACATATCTATATCATCATTATCTATTCCATAAACAACATCTGTAGGATACAAATAAATAATTTCATCTGCTATTCCTTGTGCTGCGTATAAAAAAGATCGAGGGATTCCTTCTTTTACAGGAATTGTTTTATTTCCAACTGCATTTCTTATATATGTAGTATCTTCCGTGCAATAAACATTAGATGTACCAGAAGTATTTTTAAATTGTGACCATCTAGGGATAATAACATCGTCTAATGTATTAACATAAGAAGAACTAAAATTTGGATCAGAAGATAAAATAATATTTCCTATTGCACCAATTTTACGATGATAGTTATAGTTTAATAAAAAACATTCAGTTGCTAACGATTCAAACCGCTGTGCATTAGTCCAAGAAGATTCTCTATAATAAAATTGAATGATATAAATAAGTCTATAAATTATATAGGCGATAACATCAATTATTCGTTCATATACTCCATAATATAATGTATTTGCCCAATTAGATAAGAGAGAAAGTCTTGTTTTAATTTCAATTTTTATACCATCGAATGTCCAAGTCATAATATACCTTTATAGATTAGCTGCACTTAAAATTGCATCAAAATATGGATCAGTTGTTGTAAAATTAATTAATTTAAATTTACCAAAATACCAATACCCATCATCAGAATTATATAATAATTTTTGACTATTATCACCAGTTTTTTGTAATTGAATAAATCTAAGAAGATTTAATTCAATATAAGCTACTTCCGTAAAATTAAATTTTTGATATTGATAAGAAGTATTTGTATAGATAGTTACAGTATTTGTTGTAAAGGTAGTTAAATCTTTAAATGTTATATCATACTGTAATAAATGATTTTCATAATCTGGGATTAAATTAATTGCTTGTAATTCTATTAATGGAGCAAAATAATTATTTATAGCATTTTTTAATTGAAATCCTATTTTTTGAATATTACCATCATTTAATGTTTTAAACATCGCAACATCAATAACACCCCCTTCATTAGGATTTCTAAGAAGATCTCCTTTTTTAGTTGTTAAAAAAAGAGTTAGTGCATTAGCAATTGCATCGGCATTAAAGTATTCAAGAGCCGTCCCAGGTTTACTTTCTCTACCAAATATATCTATATCATGATAAAAATTTACAATTTCGTTCATAATTATTAGTAAAAAAATAAAATTTAAATAATTATGAGATTACTCCAGGCACTGCAAGAGTTCCCCCTCCAGATAATGTTCCGATACAAGTTACTATTATAGTTTTTGTAGAAGTATGAAGTGCTGTAGCAATATCATTTGCTTTAGAAGAATCAGTCTCAGAACTATTTAATGAATTAAATATTGTTAATAATAAAGTTGCTAATGTTCCACTAATTATATTTGTTGTTACTATAGCAGATATTTCAGGTAATATAGTACCAGCTGGAGGAATAGTTAATTTAAAAGTAGCCGCTGTCCAAAATGCTTTTATAGCATTTTCGATTTTTTGAGCAGCAGTTGTAGCAGTATCATTATTCGTAATAGTATTTAATAATGATAATGCATTTGATTTAAAGTAAGTTAATAATCCATCTCCAGAAATATCAATAGCTGATAAAGCATATGTTTCATATGCATCTATAAATACACTCATAGATTGAGAAATTGAAGAATAGTTTGATTTATTTTGTAACCACGAAGTTAAACTATTTTTTAAAGTTGTTTGGGATAAAGCCATTAGTTATTTTTTATTTTTTGTGATAATATTTGAGATAATTGACTTTTAATAGTTGAAAAGGTTGCCGCATTAATAGGAGTACCTGAAGGTCCCACCCCAGTAGGAACAGTTATTGCATTTATAGCATCTATTAAAGATTCGAGTTTTTCTTTTAATGTTTCTCCTAATATTGTTGATTCTAATGAAGCAGTCCCTGCTTTAATATGTACTTCACCTTCTTTATTTATAAAAATATATGAACCTTCTGGATGATAGATGGAAATTTCAGGATTATCATCTTCAGATGATATTGCTATATTAACTCCATTTTTTAAATGAATATTTTTAACATTAGGATATACTGAAGTAAACCCATCAACATTAGATTTTACTTCGTCTTCAAATAAATTACTTGCACTAAAATTAGCAAGATTAACATCAGCTATATAATAAAGTTTTTTATTAAATAAAGTATCATAAAAAAATACCCATACAAGTGATCCAATTTCTGGAACACATGTTAATCCAGATTCAGTTGAACCTCCTATAGATAAATGAAAAGGGAGTGCCCAAGGTAAATCACTATCTAAAATATTTTCCATTAAATAGTTAATTCTTATTTTTATTGCACCATTTTTTATAGCATAATAAGAATCTTGACTATCGTTTTCTATAACAGTTGCATAATGAAGTTCCACTATTTAGTATTCTCCAGAAGAAAAAATTGAATATCTTGTAATTTCGGAATTTTAATTTGTGTTCCTACTGGAACTTCAAATATATCAGAAATATTATTTATTAATAAAATTAAATTTTCATAATCTATTATACCAAAATATTGAAAACTTAATAAATATGGTTTTTCAATTTCTTTTTGTGTTAATCTATGATTATAATATCCTTTAGTAAATTTAAATTTACTAAAATTAACTGACATAGGATCATATATTACTTCTGGATCTGTTTCTATAGTTGTATAAATATTTTCTAACATTATAACGGTACCCCTCCTATAACAGCCCCCTTCTGAAGAGGTAAATTAGATTGGGAAGAAGTAGAAGTAGTTGGAGACTTAAATTGAGTGACAGCAACTTCTGTGTTAACAAAAATTTGATCAGAAGCAGGAAACAATCCTGAAAATGTAACATTCATTTCTCCCCATAAAGGATACCCACTTTCTGTTTTTTGTTTGGATATTGTAGGTTGACAAGTTATTATAAATGCATAATTTAAATAAATTACTCCTGGAATTTCAAGTGAAATTATCTTAGATTTATAATCAAATGTTTCTTTAGCAGTTCCATATTGATTTTCAGTCTTTTGCGCTGCTTTATATAAACTATTAACTTCAACATCTTTTCCTTGACTAAGCATGTCTCCAATATTTCTTGCTCCTACACCAGGTACAGTGAAAGTTTGATCTGAATTTCTAGTTAATATACTTAAAGACATTATATATTTCATTTTATCAAATACGTCTTTTTTAGCATCTGCTTTTGTATAAAAAGAAAGTTTTGTTGTAAATTTTATTGGATCAGTTTTTGTCCATCGTGGTAAATCAAACATATTTTTAAAGGTAATAAATTCATTTTGTATAGTTCCTGCAGCAGCAGCTACGTTATTTACCATATCTGTTGCGGCATCTAACGATGGAACTAATCCTCCCCATGTTTGAAATTGAGAAGCTGTTTCTATATTTATATCTTCCATTAATGGAAAATCAAATATTGTCCTAGAACCATGTACTTGTAAATATAATCTATTTGCCTTAACTTTATTTATTAATTTTTTACTTTATCCCATGAATTACTTTTTTTATATTCAATGGTTGTTTTAGATTCTTTTGTAGCTTTTACTGTTTGTTTCGTATTATCTTCTACAGTTCTTGTTAATCTATCGACGGATGCTTTTAATTCTTTATTTGCATTTTCTATTGTTTTAGCTGAAAGTGTTCCGTATGCTTCAGCTTCTTTTACTCTTCTTTCTGCAATTTCTTTAGCTATATCTTCATCTTTTTTCCCAGAACGATATATATCCCTATTTATACTAAGTTTATCTAAAACTTTAGCTAATTTACCTTCTTCAAATTGTTTTCTTTCTTGTTTTAATTTAAGTAATTCTTGCTCATAATAAATTTTTTGTAATTGAGGAGAATATATTTCTTTTATTTTTTCTTTTTTTTCTTTCTCTGCTAATTGTTTGGCTGTTATACCAAGACGTTCTGCCCATTTAGGAGAATACTTTTCAAAAGAAGCAAATATCCATTTTAGTAATTGATCCCAAGTAGATTTAAGTTGCTTTTTAATTATTTCCCATAATTTTATCATTTCAGGTTTTACATATTGCCAAATCATATCAAATTCTTTTTTGAATACAATATATAATAATCCTGCTTTTAATAATTCTCCTAACCAATGACCAGCCTTTTGTTTTAATCCTTTAAATGCTTCGATACTTTTTTCAAACCACCGATTTTTTAAAATAAATTGATTATATTTATCTAATAGTTTATCTTTAATTTTAGTATATTTTGATTTTTTTTCATCACGTAATATTTTTAATAATTCAAATTCTTTTTCTTTTATTTCTTGACGAGATTGATAATCTTCTACTTGTCTTTTTTGATCATCAGATAAATAATCTTCAAAATCTCTAAAATGATTTGCAAAAATATGCATTTGGGATTTAAAAATTTTATTAAAATCTTCCTTTTCTCCACCTATTTTCCCTTGAATTTTTTTACCTAATTTTTCTTCTCTTGAAAATTGTGTTTGTTTAGCTAAAATTTTATAAATTTCATTTTGGTTTTCTCTTTCTTGTTGTTGAGCTCTATATATTTCAATTCTTTTACTTTCAGATTTATTAAGTATAGATTCTATATTAGATAAATTTGTTAAATATATTAAATCATCTGATATATGCTCAAAATGTTTAGCAAAATCTTTTCCAGCTGTTTTACGAAATTCTTTCAAAAAAGATTTAGCAGATTTTTCTTCTTTTTTACTATCTTTTTCGGATGAATTTTTTCTATATTCTTTTGAAGGATATTCAAAATTAGGAATAAATTTACTATATAAACTATCCTCTGCTATTCTTTTAGATTTTATATCTTTAGAAGATAAAAAAGATTTTTCAATAAAATTTTTAAAATCTAATGAAGATAATTCAGACCTTTTAGATTTTGATGCTATATTTTTTATTGGTTTTCTTATATCATCATAAAAAGAATTATTTTGTTTTCTATCAATAGCTCGTTGTTTAGCATCATTTTCAAAAAATCCTAATAATTTTGAAAAATTATTATTTATAGTTTCTTGATAATCAGCTAATACTTTAGTAAGATTAGTTTCAGTATTTAAAGGTATTGTTATAGGACTATCTGCCATAGTATTTTATTTTAATTTTTTTTCTTATTTATTAGTAAAATAAGGTGCATAGTTTATTTTGCTTCTACTATAG